GATTCTCCGACGGGTGGTTACAGTTCGTTGGGTTCCTTGGGCCGGGGCAGATTGAGGTAATACCGCCGGGCCTTTCCGTTTGGCTGTCCCGGGACCGGCTCCAGCAAGCCGCAGCGTTCCAGAGCGGCAAACAATCCGGCAGCTTTCTCCCGCTGGCAGTGCAACAGCCTCCCGGCACTGGCCCGTGAAAGGCTCACACAGGGCCTGCCGTCGGCTTTCCAGTGCCCGGTGGTATCCTGGACCGACAGCCGCAGCAGCCCCAGCAAATGGCCGTACAGCAGCTTGCTTTCGCCGGGAAGTTCCCGATAGGGTTCTTCCGACAGAAGACTGCTCGGGATCATCAGAAAGCTGTCGATGCGGTTCAGGTTTTCCTCTGCGGGAACAAGTTCATGGTTCAGATGGCACCTCCTTGGGTTATGGGTTGGTAGCGGACTTTGGCCTCTGGCATCCCCCTTTTCCGGTTGTTTTTGTCCTCGGAAAATGTTTGACGATTTCATTATAGATTCTTCCGACACATACAGCATACAACGCCTTGCGGTCCGTTTCAAGATGTGTTAGACTGTTTTCATGTTGGATGATTCACACACTTTTCCCGGCTGTTTCTGAAACACAGAAAAACACAGAGCCATTTTACGCCCACTATGCTCCAACACAGGATGGTGACGAATTTTGAACTACCAGACGTACCTTTTCTTTGAAGGCCGCACCGAATATATCCAGAGCTACGACACGCCCCAGCATACATATCCGCTGGGGTCCCTGGTGTTCGGCGTCCTGGACCTGGATGCCTCCCCCTATCTGGAACGGGGCCGCACATTGCTGGAAAAATTCCGGGGCGTAAACTTCCCGGAAGATCAGACCATGCAGCAGAGCCTGGCAGCTCCTGACACCTGCGTTTATTACCAGGTGGCTTCCTTTTACCATGACTTTGCCGCCGCTGTGCGGCAGGTTTCCCCTGCTCTGTTTGATCTTGTGGAAGGTTACACGCTGGCCACCTTCCGTCGCAATGAGCGGGAGCTGAAAGCGACCCAACATAGCCTGTGGCAATTTATACAGACTGGAAAAAATGACAGTTCGTATACGTTTGATGAATTGCGCGCCAGAATGTCCCACCTCGGCGAATTGTCCATGACCAGCGACATCATGGAAGGGTTCTGCCGCAACTTCCCGGAGTACACAGACCAGATGAAGGTCTTTATCCAGCGTGATACCGGGGATGCCTCTCTGTGCCGGACGGCGCTGTCGGTATTGGAATCCTTCGTGACCCTGCTGCAACAGTTGGTGGAGGGAAAAACGGATCTGCGCCAGCTGATCGAGGCTACACTGGTGGACGAGGACGGCCGCCCCAGAACGGAGCATGGCCAGCGCCCTTCAGAACTGCTGGTAGAACTGGCCGAAAATGGCGATTCGACCTACCAGAAATATCACAGGCTGGAGGACGACATCCATATTCAAACCCGTTACAAACGGCCCACAGACAACAAAAAAGGCGGCATTTCTGCCGCCACGTTCTACGCGAGTGATACGCTGCCTGCGTTACTCTTTTTGGAATTTGTACAGATGTGCGCCCAGGACCTGCCGGTTGCCGTCTGTGAAAGCTGCCACCGGCTGTTTGTTCCCTTCTCCAGCCGTGCCAAGTATTGTGAGCGGGTACTGGACCCGGAAACCGGCGCCACCTGCAAGGACATTGCCGCCAAATTAGCCTATGCCGAAGAGCTGAAGTCCAACAAAGCCAAGGAGCTCTACAGCAAGATGCGCAACCGCTACCAGATGCGCTGTTCTCGTGCCCCAAGCAACCAGAAAATGCGGGATGACTACAATGCCTGGCGCAAGCAGGCGCAGGTGGCGTTGAGCAAGTACCAGTTTGGGGAGATTGGCTGGGAGGAGTTTGAGAAGATTATCCGCGATAATTTATAAAATCAAATCGAATTTTCATTTATATTTTTGTAAACGTGAAAGCAGGAGAGAAAAATGGATGAACTACAGGAAAGTATTATTGATGATTCTTGGAAACAATCTCTGCGATCTGCAATAATTATCGCCCTTACCGAATCAGGGCAAACAAAGAATCAAGCTCTGGAACAGGTCGGGAGCTATTACCAATACTACGCTCCAGCATTTTTTTACAAATATTATACGGATCAATCACTCAATCTAGATTCCGTAATGTCAAACAAGATGTGGTATTCAGCTCCCTGCAATTTTAATGACGCATTCGACTGTGACGTTGCAATCAACGAACAAGCAATTTTCAAAAGTCTATTACCTGGTGTACCTGGTGGTAAAGTAATCCGCGAGGGAAGTTATGCATGGCTTCAGCTTAAAAGCAATCTACATAAACAAATTGTACCTCTAGAGAAGGCTCTTGTGAGGCAAAAAAGCTCCATGGGTATCACTTGTTTAAGCGAAGTTCCAGATTCTTTATTAATGTGGTCCCATTATGCAAATAATCATCGCGGATTTTGTGTAGCATATAGTCTTTTCGAGCTAAATCAAAAACTCAAATTCTCTGCAGTACCTGTTATCTATACTAAAGAACGCGTATGCTTACAGTCAATCCCCCTAGATCAGGAAGCAATTAACAAAGAAACCATGAACTTATTCTTTCAAAGTCTTACCAGCAAATCTCCGGAATGGTCTTATGAAAAGGAATGGCGCATTATTCGGGATGAAGTTTCCTGTGGTTCCAAGTGGGATAATAAAGCCAAGGGAGCTCTGCTTGATACAGTCTCCCCGTCTGCCATTATTTTGGGTTGCTGCGCCAGCGACGAACTGACGGCTACACTTAAGCAGCATTGCCAAAATCATAAAATACCCCTTTACAAGATGGAGAAAGACCCGCTACTTTACCGTCTAAACAAGAAAGCCATTTTGGAATTTGACGAATAAGTTTAACTATTATAGTTTATAAACCAAAAGCCTTGCGGTGAGGAATTTTCCTTCCGCAAGGCTCTTTCTATTTCATATACATAGACTGAAGATAAAAAACAAATCCGAACGCACCTTCGAAAAGAAGTACGTTCGGATTTGCTTGGTATGGTGCCCCTAACGTGTCCAAATACGAACCCGGCGGGGCTTCCGAAGGTGTGGCGGCCTGGGCGGCTTCATAAGGAACAACGGCGGCCCCGGCACTGTCCACATTAAAAATAATCTTCAGATAATCGTCATACACAAAGACGGAATGAACCAGCGCTCCGAACACCTGGCGGCGGAAGTCTGGATCCGTCCTATCACCCCGGCGAAACCCGTCAAGCCAGCAGGCCACGGCTTCGGCCTTGACGACAAGCGCGGCCTGCACCTTCGCGCGGTCTATCTGCTGGCGCAGGGCTGTGCGGTCCGCTTCGGCTTCTTCCAGTAATTCCTTCGTGGTTTCTGTTATAATTCCCTGTGCAATGGCATTGCCTATATTTTTTAGTCGGCGCTGCACTTCTTCCAGCTGGGCGTTTAAGCTGGCGAGAAGTGCGGCGCTGTCGCTGTTTTCGGCGCACCGTCTTTCCACTTCGGTGGAAATGTAGGCTATATTTTCATCGGTGAGAATATCAAGCGCGGACTGCAGCACGGCCTCCTCTATCAAATCAAGGCGCACGTTCTTCTTTTTGCAGGTTTTCGCCCGGCGATTATTGCAAATGTAGTAATAATGCCGCGCCCCCGTGTGGCTGGTGCCTGCCGTGCCCGTCATGGGCGCACCGCACAGGCCGCAGAACAGCTTCCCGCTTAACAGGTACGGCACTTCGGCCTTGTATGCGCCGGGCCGGTGCCTGTTCGCGGAAAGCCGCCGCTGCACGGTAAAAAATAATTCATCTTCAATAATACGCGGGCAGCCGCCTTCTATTCGCACTTCCCCGCCGTAGCTGTACACGCCTATATATTTTTCATTGCGCAAAATGGAATTGAAGCTGCTGCGGGTGTAAAGTGTGCCGTTTGTTGTGCGGTGGCCTTCTTCGTTCAGCTGGGCGGCAAGCTGGCCCATGGCCTTGCCGCTGGCGTACCATTCAAAAATCCGGCGCACCAATTCAGCCCCAACGGGGTCTATTTGCCAGCGTTTGTTCGGGCCTGCCCGATAGCCAAGCGGTGCGCGCCCGACGATCTGGCAATGCTGGGCGGCCTTATCCATGCCCCGGCTGACATCTTCGGACAGCTTCGCGCTGAAATATTCGGCAACGGTTTCAATCATGCCCTGCGTAATTATGCCGGCACTGCCTTCCGGTATGTATTCGGTAACGCTGATTAAATGCACCCCGGCGGCTTCCAGCTGCTTGCGATACAGGGCGCTTTCGGCACGGTTGCGGAAGAAGCGGTCATACCGCCACACAAGAACGCAATCAACCACGCCCGTGGCCGCGTCGCGCATAAGCCGCCGGAAGTCGGCGCGGTTTTCCGTCTTGCCGCTGCGCGCCCGGTCTGCGTACTGGCCGACTACGGTTATATTGTGCTTGTCGGCGTATTCCTGGCAAATATCCCGCTGGCCCTCTATGCTAAGCTCTTGCTGCTTATGGCTGGAAAATCGGCAGTAAATAAAAGCCCGCATACAATCACCCTTTATTCGTCCAACATATCATAAAAAACATTTTCCGGGATAATAGACAAGTCTGCGCCGCCCAAAATATACTTTTCGGCTTTTTTATGTTTGGAACTTTTGCCGTCTTTGATTGAGGAACACAGGTCATTATTTCCCAAAACAAGGAAGTTGGTTTTCTTTGTAACGCTGTCGGCATTGATTCCGCCGAGGTCCGCAACCAACTGCATGGCTTCCTTGCGCGTCATTTTTTCCAGCGCACCGGTGAACACCACAACGCGGCCATACAGGGGGCTATCCGTCCGAAGCGCTTCGGGGTTTCCGACAATGTCCGAAGCGCGTAAATTTCTTTTGCCGTGGGCGCGCTGCAGCACATCTTCCAAATTGTTGTCGCGCGCGTACTGAATCATATATTCATAACACAGCGCAGCGGTTTCCGCGTCCGCTTCGGCACGGTGGGCGCAATCCTGGGAAACGCCGCACTTTTTGGCAACAGTAGCAAGTTTGTGATTCGGAAGATCGGGGAAGACGCGCCGGGAAAGGCGGCAAGTGTCTATATAATCATTTCCGAACTTCGGAAGCCCGCAGGAACTGCAAGCGTCATATATAAAATTCACGTCAAAAGCGACATTGTGCCCGACAAGAACATCGGATCCGACAAAATCCAAAAAGGCCGGAAAAACCTTTTCCGCAGAAGGGGCAGTTTCCAGCATTGCGGGAGAAATACCGGTCAATGCGGTAATGTATTCATCAACCTGGGACATATCGGACGGGCAGATGAGAGAGGAAAAGCGGTCAACGATCTGGCCGCCGCGCACGCGAAGGGCAGAAACTTCAATTATTTCGTTGTACACAGGAGAAAGGCCGGTGGTTTCAACGTCAACGCTGACATAATCAGATAGAAGCGCAAGAATGCTTGCGCCGCGTCCTGGGCGCGCGGTTTTTCGCCCGTTGAGAATTTCAACCTTACCAGCAGAAAAAACAATTTCAATAGCCATGACACTTACCTCCACACACCCGCCGCCCGGCGGGCTTATTTTTTTATGCCGGGGAAATAGACGATTCTGCACGTTCTTGACGTGTGGCAGCCTGATATTCAAAATCCAAGCTGTTCAAAATACGGGCCTGGGCCATATCGTCAAGGGCGTGGAACTTGCGCAACAATTCTGCGTCGGCGGCATTTAGCTGCACGGCAGCAGCCTGACCAGGAACGGAGACCGCAGCCGCATGGCCGAGAAGGAAATCGACAGAAACATTAAAATAGTCCGCAAGGCGAACAAGGGTGGCCGTTGGTGGGTCACTTGTCCCACGTTCATATTTAACGTATGTAGAACGGTCAACGCCAAGAAACTGGGCAACGTCCTGTTGCGTCATTTTTCGAGATTGCCGAAGCTGTTTTAACATTTCCATAGAAACACCGCCCTTTTTTATATTATATGTGAAAATATTTCACATTTCAAGGAAAGTGCAAATTCTTCACATTATTTTATCAAAAAGTATTGACTTGTGAAGTAACTTCACATATAATATACAGCAAGAAGTGACGTATCTTCACACCGATAAGAGGGACACAAAATGGAAGACATTAAAAGACTGCGGGAAGCACAAGGGAAAACGCAAAAACAGCTTGCCGACGAAATGGGGGTCGAGAGGTCCACGGTTGCCAAATGGGAAGCCGGAACGGCTTTTCCACGCGCCGACAAGCTGCCGAAGCTGGCCGAAGTGCTGGGGTGCAGCGTTGCCGACCTTTTCAACACTGAAAGCGCGTGAGGTTGAAAACAATGGAATGGAGAATCAGGAAAAGCAGCCACGGCGGCTTCGTTGCTGAAAAGGG